GTTTAAGACCACTCCTTCAACAAGACCTGTAATTATAGACTTAGTGCGGGAATATGTAAGAGAAAATATAGAACTTATCAATGACGAAACAACGCTAAGAGAAATGCTGACTTTTGTATTTAAAGAGAATGGGAAAGCAGAACATGAGGAAGGACAACATGACGATACAATACTAGCTCTAGCAATAGCATTAAAAGCAAGAGAACAGCAATCTATGAGGGTAAAAGAGAAGAAGAAAAAGCCTAGACGCACTTATAACAGTGTGACAGGGTATTAAAGAAGGTGAGAAAATGTATAGATCAGAACACTTTATTATAAAAACGTGGGAATTATTATACAAACGTGGCATTTTAACTAAAGAAGAATATCAATTGCTATATAACAATAGAAACAATGCGGTCATGCTGATGAAGGCATTAGAGTTCTTATGCGGAGAAGGTGATTAAATGAACCTACTAAAACTAAAAGATGAACAGCTTATAAGTAAAATAACGCAAGACTTTCAAAAGGCAGAAAACCACCGGTTGAATTATGAAGAAAAATGGAAAAATAATTACAGGCTCTATCGTTCGCTAGTAAAAGAAAAGCGGGAAGGTAGAGCTAATTTATTTATACCGTATATTTTCCCGATTGTAGAGCAATTAAAAGCACGAACGCAGCAGGCATTGTTTAAAAAATTACCGTATGTTGGATTTGCTGGAGTAGAGCCGACAGATGTAGACGGCGCAGAAATAATGGAATCGTTAGTAGGTTTCCAAATGGATACTAAGATTAATCTTCCGTATAAGACGAATACAGCATTTACTTCTATATTTGTTTACGGTTTTTGTGTAGCACGTTACGAGTGGAAATATGAAGAGAAGAAAGTAAAATCAAGACAGCCAATCACATTGCCACTTATGGGGCGGGAAATACAAATTGGGGAAGAAGAAGTCGAGGAATTAATAACTTCATATGACGACCCGGACATTGAATATATTCCGGTTGATGATTTTTATTGAGACCCGGAAGGCTGGGATTCTAAAACGTGTAAATACTACTGTACAAGAGTATTTAAAGATACTGACTACTTAAAGCAAAAAGAAAAAGAAGGCAAATATAAACTCCCTGACGATGTAGAAAACGAAATGTTTGGAGAAGAACTTGCTACAAATTTCAGGGAAGATGTGACGGGTATCTCTATATTAGATAACGGAGATAGAAAGAAAACACATGAGATTATAAGCTACTACACTGACGAGCATCATATTGTAATGCTAAACAGGAAATATATCATACTCAAAGAAGAAAATCCTTTATACAGCAAAGAAAAGCCATTTAAAATCGGGAAAGCAATACCACTCGAAAAAGAACTTCCCGGACTATCTATTGTAGAAGTATTAGCAGACTTACAAGAAGAATTAAACGCAACACGTAACCAAAGAATCGATAATGTAAGTTTAATTTTAAATAAAGTTTGGAAAAAACGAAGAAGTGCGGATATTGATGAAGCAGATTTAGTGAGTCAGCCGGGTGCTATAATTGAAATGGATGACATACGTAATGATTTAGAACCTTTAGACTACCCTGATGTCACACAATCTGCATACAGAGAAGAAGAAATCATAAAACAAGATATGCAGTATATCTCTGGTGTTAGTGAATACGCAAGAGGGGCAACACCACAGAGAAAAGAAACCGCAACAACCGTAACGACTATTCAGGAAGCTGCTAATTTACTATTTAACTATACGATTGGCATAATTGAAAGAACGTTGCTACTGCCACTAGGTGACGCATTAAAGAAATTAAACCAACAGTATTTAGACAAGCCTAAAATTATTCGTTTATTAGGTGAGGCGGGTTATGAATATAAAGAAGTAACACCAGAAGAAATTGTTGGAAACTTTGATGTAGTTAGTAAATCACCAAGCTTAGAAGCAGAAGCAAATAAAGAAGTAAAAAGAGGGCAGTTACTTGAAATGCTAGATATCTTTACAAGTAATCCACTTACTCAACAGCATATAAATGTTGTCGAGTTAATGAAAGAGATAATGAGTCAATACGATATAAAAGACTACTCAAAATTTATCATAGAGCAACAACCAACAGAGCAACAATCTATAATACCGAACCAAATGCCGACACAACAAGAAGCATTAATGGAAATGAGTGAAGATAATGGAATGTAAACCAACACTAGAACAAATAAACGACTTCAAAGAACATATCGTATGGAGGTGGTTGAATGATTGGATTGAAAAGAGAAAAGCCGACATAAAGGAACGGTTACTCTTAGCAAAAGATTATGATGAGGTAAAACAATTACAAATAGAATATCAGGTATATAAATCAATGCAAAATAAAATAATGAAAGGAAATTAAAAATGAGCAAACAAAATACTGTTACCCAAGAAATGGTTGATAATGCTATAAAAAATATTCAGGTTATGACAGTAAAAGAGAAATGTACACTTGTTATCGTAGAATTAAAAAACGGTTTCATACTAACTGAAAGTAGTGCATGTGTAGACAAAGCAAACTATGATGAAAAGCTAGGGGTTGAAATTGCACTAGGCAAAATAAAAGATAAGATATGGGAACTTGAAGGATACAAGTTGCAATGTGAATTAAATAAATAAGCTAATCAAGCCTTAAAAAGGCTTTTTTATATTTAAGGAGGTTTTTATTATGGATAACATCAACGATAACATTTTCGGGCTTGAGGAAACAATCGAACCCGACAACGGACAATTCGAGGAAACTCAAGAGGAAGAAAATGCCGTTGAGGAAGAAGAAACACAAGAAACTACCGAGGAAACTGAATCCCCTGAATCAGGACAAGAGGAAGTGACCGAGGATAAGCCGGGACAAAAACCGGAACTAATCGCAGGGAAATTTAAGACACAAGAGGATTTAATCCAAGCATATAACAACCTGCAAGCAGAATATACACGCTTACGTCAAGCACAAAAGGCGGCTCCAAAAGAGGAACAACCGCAAGAGAAGCAAGTAAGCGAAGAAGAACAACTTATGGCATGGTACAACCAAGCTGTGCAGCAAGACCCTGCTTATGCAAATGCTGTTTTATCGTCATATATGGCCAAAAAACAGTTTGAGCAGTATAAGCAGGAATTAGAACAACAGTTTACACCAATCGTAAAAGAAAGAGAAACACAGCAGGAAGTGCAGAAAGTAGCACAAAAATATCCTGATATAGCAGAGTATAGTGAGGGAATACAGCAAGAGTTTATGAAAGACCCTTCACTATATGAAAACCCAAACAGACTAGAAATAGCTTATTTAAGAGCAAAGCAAACTAAATTAGCAGAACAACTGCAAACAGCCTTTACAAATGGCAAAAAGGCTGCAACACAAAATATAAGTCAGAAGAAGAAAATCATAAACGAAACAAGTACAGCAAGTACAGACGAAACCATTCCCGAAGGGCTAAACATTATTGAAGAAGGGGATGGTATTTTTATTTAATGAAGGAGGAATAACTTATGGCTTTTAAATTTGATACTAGTGCAATTAAAAGTGATAACAGATTAGTAATTGATATGTCTAATGACATTGCGTTATTAGACCCTTCTGCGGCACCGTTTACCGCACTGACTAAGAGAATCTCAAAACTAACTGCAAACAACCCGGAATTCTCATGGCTAGAAAGAGAGCTTGAGGCTAGATGGGACGCTGTAAATCAAGCGAATGAAACAGCAGTGGGTACTTCCGTTGTAGTAGATAACGGTTCTTATTTTAGAGTTGGTATGCTCGTAAAAGTACCAAGAACAGGTGAAGTAATGCTAGTCACTGCTGTATCTACTAATACGCTTACTGTAGTTAGAGGATATGGCGAAACTACTGCAGCATTGTTAGTTGACAATGACCCACTATTAATTATCGGTAACGCCAACGAAGAAGGCGCAGGTGCGCCGGAAGATATGGGCGGCGCACCTAATAAGGTGTTTAATTACACTCGATTTGGGTGCGCGGCTTAGTAATAAGTCGTGGAAAAGTCGACTATATGCTGGGACGCCCTAAAGCCTACATGCCACAATCAAGCCAGTGATGGCATGGATAATGGAGCGAGAGCAGAAAAAAGTTGTAGGATAATATGAAAGTCGC